GTTGTGGAATCACAGTTAATCGACGGCTGACCCAATTATATGGCCTAACCCCTTACCGTCGGCAGAACAGGTAATCTGGGGGTACTATTAAGAAACCTCTCCAGTTCACGCTGTGCTGTCAGATCTATGCCAAAGGCTATTGCGAACGAAACTCTCGATTCAGTAGTGATCTTACGATGTTCTAACCGGAGCTTGGCATTTCGTAGCGCCAACATCATGTCCAATTCATGCTGCAGTGGCTTGTCATCGCCAGAGCGCACTAGGAGCTCACTCCACGCTTGCAAGACTGGGACACCTACATTCTGAGATAGCTCGCACATGCCAACAGCCGTTACCAGCTTGGGCCAGGTCCATCTCTGATATGTCTTGCAAGTGAAGACCGTGTGTGACATGACACGGTTTGGAAGTCGGACCATTGTATAATGTCCGTTAACTAAGACAGGGTGGCACTGACAAAACTCGACTTCTTCAAAGACTGTCTTGACAGCGTATTTGGTAACAAAGCCAGACTCATCCAAGAGGCGAAGGTCCATCCCGGAGGCAACCAAGTTAAGAAGGAATCCCAAATTCATGATATTCCCACAAAAACTAGTATAATAGTCTCCAGAGCAGAGCCCGTCTCTTGTGACGACCCGTACACCACCACGTGTTTTCGCATTAACTACCATCAACGACAACAAATGCACGATCCAGGAATCACCTGGGTAGTGCGCCACTATAAATGCACGATAGTGGTTCAACATAAGCCACCGAAGTAGCGCGTCGAAAGTAGAATGGTCAAACTCATACCAAACACCTTTATACCACACTAAAGAATCATCTCCATTAATGAAGATAGCCCAGTCATACTTCATCCCCCTCAAAAGGGCGGCTGCAATCTGTCTCGCAGTCATCCCCTTGGTGAAGACTATTCGTGGGTTCTTATGTGTGTATAGGATCTTTTTCTCCAATGGCTTAATGTATTGAGCCAATGTATAACAAAACTCTGGTCTCCGATGTTGGATGAGTCTTGGTGCGGAGTCGAATGGATCCTTAAGGGCGGTATCCTTCTTCTTCTCCCACTTTATAAATGCCGAGACATTGGCAAATTTATCGGACCATCCCTCTTTATTCAAATTTCGGTAGGCCCGCTCAATGACTCGTCTCTTATTAAGCGGAGAAGCGGCTAAAACTTCCTCCTGTGTCATAGGCTGACAACTCCTAGGTGGAAAGGCTCTCCGTATTCGGCGGAAAGCAGAAGCCCAAAAACGCTCATGCGTTTGATTATATTCCGGCATGGGCTTATAATGCCGTTCGGTTATTGCGGTGAGCTCATTCTGGGCACATCCGTAATAACCGGAGCATCTATAATTACCAGGGTACATCAATAATGGAAGTAACTGCGTCATTCGATGCTTATGATCGCACACCTCAATATTGTCAGTGAACACGTCGACATTATCACCATATATGTGTCGACTGCGTTCATTGCACAGCACCCTTGGCTCCACAACCAGCCACCTTCAAGCGGGTTTTGGAAGCACCGTATATGCTGACGCAATCTGCATCTTGTCAGCAGTACGGTGCATCCAAATGAGATCAAAGAATTTGGAGATTAAGCCTTTATCAGGTACATATTTCCCTTCATAATGCTTATTCATGCGCTGCACACGCAAATCCTGATTCTTTATCCCCATCCACCGGTTAAGGAACACGTCAGCTTTGGACCCATCCATAACATATGGTAATGCGGCGGCGTAAGCATCTAGTTGATCGATTTCGGTCCATTCGGGCCTCTTCTCTTTCATCCAGAGCAACGCCTTCCTCTTAGCATATGCAGGAAGATCAGTGTCCCGCGGAAGGTGTGTTGTTTGATTGAGCAAATAGAAGGTGAGTTCATTGTCCCTCGACTCGTTACGCAGCTTACGACTCCTCGCCCAGACCTCATCCGGGAACGCTGTCATATCTGGCCACGTAGGAAAGCAAGTCGAGAGCAACGAAGCTGCCGCTTCTATTGGCTCCCTGATAACAAATTGGATAGGCCCGACAGCCGGTCTTGGTCTTGGCCGGCTGGGTCCATATCTGGCTCCGAGGGAGTGTTCACCGCTTTCATCTGAACACACGCTATCGATGTCCGATGATGAAAACGAGAACTCTGAAAGAGAGGAGCTCGGAGCTCTAGTCGATCGTCCCCATCCTCTAGGTATGGTGCCTGGATTACTTCGACTGGTTTGTTGTTCGGCATTGTGCAACACTTCAGGTTCTTTTGAGAGTGTTTTGACCGGCACGAGCACTCCGCTACTGGCTTCCTCTCGGTCATCATTGCCAGATGCACATTGCGGATGTGCTGTTGATCCAGAATGCGACTCTGTATTGTCGGCAATTCCAGATCTACCCACTTTGTTCTCCAGTTTGGGAGTGGGTTGATCCCCGCCAAAAGGCAGCTGCATGGTAGCTCTTGTGCAGATGTTTTGCCGCGTGTCATGAATTTCATGACAGCGATAACAGAGTAGTACGCCCTCACCATAGCACATAGCATTTTGACACATACATACTCCGCAAATAAATGTGGGCCCTTGTTGAGTGGCTCCACAGCTGCATGAGAGCTCCACCTTTCCGATGCGCCCTTTTGTATGTCGCTGGACACTATCGAAGACAGATGGAAGGCACCACTTGCACGTACATAAAGAACACCAAGTACAATTACAGGGGTGCTTGTGGCCGCCGATAGGCATTGCCACTGTGCCAATGTAGCGTCTCGCAAGAAATTGACCGTAGTGCCGACTATCAGATCTATCTGTAACCTTTTGGGGTACTTTGACTGCGGCACCAATGGTCTGAACTTTTCTAGTTGAAGCGACAACACTGGACTTTGAACTGCTGGCGGTATCTCGTTCCAAAAATCCTGGCTATACACAACTTCGTAGCCTCGGGGGTTTGTTGCCCCTCTGGTCACGCCAGATCTAAGTGCATAAGCCAATCCTTTCGGAAGACTAGGCATGCCGGCCCTAAGTGCATCTAAATGGGCCTGCTTACTATATTCATCAGCCTGCTGTTTCCTGATGAACTCCGCGCTAATTGTTAAGGTTGCTCCAGCCGCTCGGGTCTGAGCTGGTCCCTTTTTATCAGTATCTCCGGTTCTGATTACCGTTTTGGACGCTTCGCCGTCGCGTTTATGCTGACGCCCATTGCCCCGCCTGTTGCCACGGGGTCTTCCAGATCTGGTAGTTTTGGTGTTATTAGTATTATCGGACATAATTGT